AGTTCTTGTTGCTTACAGAATTTCAAGGCTTTTTCCTGAACAAATGAAACACCCTCGAAAGGTGCATCATTTATTTTTTTAAGTGTGTCGATAACGATTTTGGCAACCAAATCTTGTTTTATTTCAGACTTAGTAATCTGTTCAATAGTATCAAAAGAAGGACTTGATTCATACTTTTTATGATATTCTTTGATCATTTGTATTATGATCTTAAAATATTTGTTTTCAAAGTAAGTAGGTTCTATAACATCTATAATTGAACGAGAAAAGTCTTTGTCTAAAATTATTTGGTTTAAAAGTTGAAGTTGAAATGTTTCCCCAAGATAATTAAAGTTTTTGTCAGACATTATATAAAAGTTGTTTTATGATAAATATTAAACGTTTAGTGGAAGGCCTAAATACTCATAGGTTAATTTTTTCGTTGAAAAAATGTCAGTCAACTCCCTTAATATGTTTTTTATTTGCGGGCGTATGTCTACGGTGTATCTTATTTTAGGTGGGAATTTTTTTGCGTCGAACGCTCTGTGACAAATTGTCTGATCATCAACTCTAATAATTATATTAAAATTCTCGGGACCATCAGTAAATGATGTATCCATAACTTTTGGATCTTCCATGATCTGATACATGTTGTCTAACATATAAGTTACAGTTCTCATTTTTAAAAAATATTCCAATTCATTTTTTAAGTCTTTGATATATTCATAAAGTTCCATTGAATTTTTTGACTTTGGGTTATATCCTTTTACATTGAAAAATCTTTGGACTACAATGTTTTCATTTAAGGATAATAAAAATTCAATTTTTGTCATTTCTTGTTCTTTCATAAATTTTAATTTTTTTGATTGTGTTTACGTTTTTCTTTTCTTGTTAATTTTAAAAATGGTTTTAGAAAATTAATCCAAGCATCATCTTGCTTCGGTAAATACTTGAACAATCCATCCTCCATCATCATCTTCATTAGGTTTTTATAACCTCTATCATTAGGATCTAACGATTCCAAATAATAAGTTTCAACTAACTTTTTTGCTTCATCAGTCAACAAAGGATTTTTTAAACTTATTATAGTTTCGTTGACCTGAAAAAACTCATCCCCGTAGATTCCTGTTCTTGTTTTACCTGTTAGAAGATTTTTGATGGCCGTATTGTTTTTGTCTTTCTGAAACAACTCTTCCGCCTTGGTTAAAATATCGTTAATAGAAACATCATTTTCAAGTATCTCGGGAAATAATTTTATAAGGGTTTTTTCACCCAAATAATATATCCCATCTATATTATCTGATTTGTCACCTGCAAGTATCTTGTAAGTTAAGATATTTGAATGAGGAATTTTACACTCTTTTAGAGGTATTTTATCTCCTATTTTATATGTTGTTTTGGTATTTGGAGAATATACAAATACTTTATCCGATATTAACTGAGTTAAATCTCGATCAGAGGAAAAAATCGTCTTTATTTCATCTTTTGAAATTTGACAGTAGTAAGCTATTAAATCATCAGCCTCGTTTCCAACCACATCAATTTGTCTTACGAATATCTCCTCTAAATACTGTTTTATTTTTTGTCTTTGTGTTTCGAAGGATTCGATTTTATGTTCATCTAATGTAGATCTTCGGTTCTGTTTGTATTGTGGATATATTAATTTTCTTTTGGATGTGGATCCTTCTCCATCCCAAAACACAACCACTTTATCATAGTTTTGTTCGTCAATGAAACGTCTTATCGTGTTTAGGAAATGAAATATACCACCGATGTGTTGTCCTTTGTGAAATAGATCTTTCGCTCCGTGAAATCCAATCTGTAATAAATTATTACCGTCAACTAAAAGTGTTTTAATCACACATCCCATTTAAAGGGTTAGAAAATATTGTTCTATAAAATAATAACATAAAATTCTTTTAAGTCAAAATAAAAAACCCCTCTTTTTAGGGAGGGGTTAATTCTATTCTGACATTTCAACTTCTTCCGTTTCGTCAAGTTTTATTTCACCGTCACCGGAAAGTATTGCATTCCAATACTGAGAATATTCTTTTTTATACTTTTCAAGAGCGTCTTTATCGTCCGCAATATATCCTTGTGGAACTGCTATAATCTTTCCATCTTTATATCCAAGTCCATTGACGTGGTTTTTGAGGATAGATACTTTGGTTCTGATTGCGTAAGATACAGTTCTTCCGTTCTTTGTTGCGGTAATGTGATTGATACCTGCATTTTTTTGGTTACCGAACAAGAACACAAGTGATGATGCTAACCATAATGCCTCTCCACCTTTCGCTTTGATCGTTGGTTGTCCAAATGGATTATCAGGAAGTTCTACCCAAGGTTGGTTAATTACAACCATAGTATTATAATATGGATAATCCTCTTTCTTGGACTTTGTTATTCTTGCGTGAATTCCCATACCGATTTTATCAGCCAGAGTGGAGGCATTGTGTTGTTTGCCGCCCTTGCCGTCAAATGTCATTTTACAAGGAATTGAACCCACAGAATCCCAACAAATTAATAGATTGTATGGAACTTCACCTTTTTCTTGAGCGTCTAATAACTCATTTATAAAGTCAGTAGCTTGTTCAATATAATCAAATGAATCGTTGAATATGAAGTCACCATCCCACTCACCATTTTCATTTTTGGTCGCTTGTAATCCCAATTCAACAGCATGTTCCCAACTCCATTTGCGTTCAGTAATTATGAACACCGGAAGATGTCCTTTTCTTTGAGCGTCTGCCGCCGCAAGAATCATCGCAGTTGTCTTACTACTATTGGTATGTCCCAAGAACATATTGATCCCACCCATTACAGGTCCGGGAATACCACAAGCGTTATGAAACGCTTCACCACAATTGTAGTAGTTTGTTTCTTTATATTTTGTTTTGGTTGAGAATTTGTCTTTTATATTACCAATTCCACCAATGTCTTTTTTCTTAATTCCTGCCATAATTATTTATTTTCTTCTAAAAATTTATCAATTTCTTCTTTTCTAAGACGTAAGTTTTTGTGTTTTTCCTCAAGCTCTTCCATGAACTTATCTTTTAGTTTTGTAGGTATCCATTTTGACTTCAATTCCATATTAATATTACCTTGATCGTCTTCTGCTTTTGATTCTAAATAAAATACTGTAAATACATCATCCTCTTTAGTACTTGCGACTAAGTTAAAATCAACAGTATTTTTCTCTTGAATTGATGCGACTTCTTCAAATATCCCCCTTATCAAGACATGTCTTTCTCCAACAGGAGTGTAGTCTTGAGGATTATCTATAACTTTATCCAATAAGTCATGTAGTTCTTGTCTAACAATCTCTTCGTGATTACTAATCCCGTCTTGCATTCGTTCAGGTGAAAACTCAAGTACAATCCTTTTGTAAGGTTCAAAATTTTTATGATTATAAAATGTTGGAGTAATAACCGCACCATCTTTTACGGGTGTAGTTAATTTATTAGGGTCAAACATTTCAGGAGTTAATGAAAGAGATAATATAATACCTTTACCATTAAAAATGGTATTATCACCTAATTTATAAGTCATAATAGTTTTAACCTCGTCGTTTTCGTCTTTGTAAGCCGGAAATTCCGCAAATTCTAAACTAGTAAGTCCTTTAAATTCCTCACACTTCAAAATTTGTTCTTTATATTGTTCAAGAACTTTTTTTCCATATAATGCCGTCGCCTTAAAACCAAATTGATCTAAATGATTGTCTTCATCAATTGTTTTTTGAATAAACTCTTTTAGTTTCATAAATTCTTTTTAAGAAAGAAGGAGGACTTTCATCCTCCTTTTTTATTTGAGTGTTTAGGTTAGAACGGCATCTCATCATCAGGATCTGCATCTGCTTGAGGATCTTCGTATGTTTTTTTGGATTTTGATCCACCGAAAACAACTTCTCCTTCTTCACTGTTTCCATAAACATATCCCCCTTTTTCACTATCCCATCTTGGTGTTTCACCTCTCGCAATTGCCTCTAAATATTCTGTCGGTTTTTTTGAGTATACATCTGCCCACGTTATTTCATCTTCGATCCATGACTTTGAAAGTTCTTGATCTTCGTGGAGTAGCCCCGCATCATCTTGCATGATTGTTTGTATAACAGTATACTCTTTACCTTTTGGTGTTTTAGCTTTTGCCATTTCAATAATCAGATCTCTACCTTTTTCAGGGTCAGTGATATCTCCTTTAGCTCTCCAAATAGGAATGATTTTATCTAAAACTCCTTCGTTTTTGTAGTTATGTTTAAATCTCCAAAACTTAACCCCTTCATCTTCAGCATCTCTGTCTACAACTTTTACAATGTAGAACTTTCTTGCTTTATATTGTTTTGCAAGTTCTTTGTCTGAAGCTTTACCCGTAGAAATCAACTCATCGTAAACTTCATTCAAAGGAGATCTTTCATTATCATTTTGTCCAGGATCATATAATTTAACCCATTTACCGTCAACCTGAACTTCATGGAACCATACTTCTTTGAAGGGTGAAGATCCGTCAGTAGTGGGTAAAATCCTGATTCTCTTGGATCCCGTGTTTTTATTTTGTGGAAGAATAGCCGCGAAGTATTTTTTCATTCTTTCTTCTTGACTCATTTTGTTTGCACCTGAAGTGCTTGACTGTTTTGCCTTTTCATACTGATCTAAGACAGCATCTAATGTTGTAGTTTTTTTTGTCGCCATAAATTAAAAATTAAAAGTTTATGTAAAAAATATAATAAATAAAATAAGATATGTCAAATAAAAAAGGTCGTTTAAAACGACCTTGATTTTTATCTCATATTTGATCTCACTTTGAGATTGTCGGGGTCTATAACATTAAATGACGCCTTTATTTCTGATGGTTGGTAATCCTGCACATCATCTGTAGTTAAAACATACTCATTTTTACCTGATTTTTCAATATCTTCTTCTTTCTCTGTAAAAAAATCTGTTAATTTCTGATTAAAAGGTCCTGAATCTAAAGATCTCAATTCCAATTTTTCTTGGGGGGTTTTTGGACGATATTTTTCTATTTTTGTTTCAATATCGTTTAGTTTTGTTAAAACAGAATCCATCTCTTTTAATTTAGATTCTAAATTAGAAAGTTGAGAAAATAAATTTTGAAAATATTCTTCTTGTTTCTCTTCTACATTTTTTTGGGATGTTACTAAATCAGTAATATCAAGTTCTTCTGACTCGTCACCTTCTTTTTCTTTTCCTTCAGAATCTAACTTCTCCACATCAGGATCGGTCTCAGTGTCTATTGGTTCTCTATTTTCTGTATCCCCTGTTGTTGCACCTACAGGTGGGGGAACGTCTCCACCAGGAGGAGGTGTTATACCTCCGGCTGGAGGTAACTCTTCACCACCAGGAGTGGGTAATGCCTCGTCTCCACCAAGTGGTGGAAGTTCTTGTTCATTAATATATCTATTAATTCTATTATGTCTTTCGATTTCTTTTAAGATTTTTTTATCTATACTCATTTTTTAATCTTTTAAAAGTTGTTTTAAACCATTTGGTGTTTCCACATTAATTTTTTTGTTGGTTGACATTACATTATCAACTCTTTCTATTAAACCGTCTTTAGTCTTAATAACATAACAGTCCCCTGTTTCTAAATCACAAACTTGGGTATTTCCATTACCTAAATCCTTTTCGGTTGTTTTAGTTTTTTTACCTAAATAACTACTAAGTGTTTCATTAATATTCATAACAATACTTTTATATAAATATCATACAACCATAAAAAAACATTAACATCCTGTTTTTGAACATTCTTTTCCGTCCCAAATTATTTTTCCTCCCGTATAACCTTTGGAATAACAATTACAACAAACGTCATCTTTTATATTTTCCCAATCATCAACTTCAACAATCTCTCTATATTTTAAATCTTGATCCGGACATTCTATCGGCATCAAAACTCTAAATAAAGGAAATTCGATTCCAAACTCTTCTATTTTAACTATAAAGAATAATAAATAGTTAGGATTGTCCGCCGCAGCGTCTATCGTTAATCCTTGATTAGGTTGACTCTTAAAGTCTCCGGCGTTTTTATTATTTGTTCCTATTTTAAACTTAGTCAACTCAGCTCTCGCTCCGTTTGCCGAAACAAATAAGGTTGCATCATATTCTTTACTTAGAGTCGTATTTAAATAAACAACATAAAATCTTCCACTTATTGAACCGTCTTTATTTAATACAATATTACTAAAATCAAAACCACCATTAATTTTCGCCTTTGCGTTTGTAAATATTATTTTATCAATATTACTAGGTGTTGGAGTTGGTGTTGGAGTTGGTGTTGGAGCGATAGTTCCAAATGTTTTACCCTTATCATCAGGAAATAATCTTAAATATGTTGTACCGGCATCACTTAATTTTCTTTGGATTGTTTGACCTTGTGAACTATTAATAAAATTATTAACTACTTTATCGTCACTTATTGTTGTTTGCCAATATTTTGTTAATAAAAACATTAATTGGGTTGAAAATTCTTCTATCTTACCATTCAAACCTTCCGAAATATTTTTAAATAAATCATTTCCAAAATTTATTGCTGAAAGATTGTCTTTGAAAATAGCCAGTGGAGTTTTATTTCCGCCTACGTCAACACATACATATTCGTTTGTCATGTAAGAAGATAGACTTCCTTTTATCTGATTATCTAAACTAAATCCTAATAAATTATTACCAAATACATAATAATTACCACTACTATAAGAATTCATATATATTGCACCAAACACCATATATCTTGTTCTCACATCAGTAATATTTGAAACCAAATACTTAATTTCATTCTCTGTTAATGTTTTAGATCCTGTCAATTTAGGATCATTAGTAAGTTTGAAATTATTCGCATTGTTTGAATTTGTAGGTTTACAATCACTTATGGTTTTTGATTTTTCTTCGGCATTATCTATTTTATCTGTATTTACAGAATAAGCGGTTTTATTTTTTTCTGAATCTTTTGTTATTTCATTTTTAACATCCTTTAAAAATTCACTCAAATATATTTTATATATATTTTGTATAAAATCCTGTATCAAAGGAAGTGAATATTTAGATTGTCTTACCCCTGAAAATGTAGTTCTAAATGAACCAGGTTGTATACTGTGTTCTACATTCAATATCATATATGGTCCATTAAACATCGGAACATGTCTCAAATTGAAATACATAGTAGGTTGGATCATTGCATTTCCCATAGATTCAACAGAACAAGTATAACTTCTACTCTTATACAGATTAAATAAAGAAACATTCTGAGTAGCGGTTTGTTTACCTGATGCAGAACTCGCCATTAAATCTAATATTCTTAAAGATTCGGCAGTAGCTTTACCAGGATCTTGAGCTAATATTACATTTGTAAAAATGTTTTGATTTCTGATTCCTACATCAACATTGAATCCAACTACTTTATTGGATCTAGCCCAATCATTTTTTCCAATTTGATTCTCTATCAGTGGATTATCTGAAAATCTTCTTAAATCAAATGAATCGCTACCCCACCTATATTCACTATTCTCAATTTCAGGATGTTCACTTACTTTATCAGCATAAAAACATACTAATTTAGGTGAAGAATTTTTCAAATCAACTGTCAAATGAGTTCCAAAAAGATCATTAGCAAATTCTGTGGTTCCTTGAACTTTTGGGGTTATGTCACTAACTTCCTGAGCATTATAAAAATTTACATAACTCGGAACACTCATAGCAACGAAATTATTTTCTTGAATAAAATCAAGTATGAATCCCATAATTCTACCATCCATATTAACATCTGTTAGTTGGGCTTTCAACTTATAGATATCTATGAAAACTTTATCCCCAATATCTCTACTAGCCCTATCCAAAAATAAAACATCTTCGAATAAAGTTTTACTTGGGTAATTGTTTCCTGCAACCCATTTATCGTTCATAGCTTTGAACATTTCCCAAATTTCTACTTTTGTTTGATTTCCTTGTAATGGTGACTGAGCCCCTCTTATTCTTTTTATTGGTTTAACATTTTTTAATTTATTATTCATGGATTTAGAAAAAATATCAAACGACTTATCTCTAAAACCATTCATTTTAGTTAAGAAACTATTTAAATCATTAAGAAAAAAATCTTTATTATAAGAAGGGTTCAATGTTTTCTGAGTTGCATATATTTTAATCAACGGTGCAAGAACTTCTACATTCTTAACATTGAAGGAAATATCAAGATCCACAAAAAAATCTGTAATGTT